CTCGCGGAGTACCTGATCCCGCGTGATGTCTACCTTCCCGAAGGGTGTCTCCTGTTGGTTCGCAACGGCATTGTCGATGCCCTCGGCATATTCAAACGCCAGAGAGGGCTCGATGTCGAAAACTTCAGCGTAGAACAGGGCCTTGTGGACCCGAGCATGGTCTTCGGCGGGATTGTCTGAGTACTGGAGAAGACGCTCGGCCATCTCGTCGGGGAGATCGCTCGGGACGAGTAGCGGTCCTGGACCCGTGCGGGGAGGAGCAGGCTCCGTACCCTCCGTTTCTGGATCCGCATGGGGATCAACGATCTTGGGGCGGGAATCGTACGGATCAACGATTTCTGGCATTCCCGTACCTTTGCTGATAGTGCTCTCTCAATTCTTTGTCAGAAACCCCAGGGTTGAGAGGACGCACCTCGGAGAGCCATTTTTCGAGGGGGGGGACTGCGGATGGTGGCGTTTCCCGGAGGGTGGGGCGCTCTTCGCGCCTGCGGGGGCCCGCTTCAGTCTCCAGCCTTTCCTGTCTCTGCTCCTCGGTTTCATGGTCACCGAATACCCTGCGCCAGAGGGAGTCCTTCGGTTCTTCGAGGAGTTGGTCGACGAAGCTATCTGGATCGTAGTCGGGTTGGCCATAGCTGTTGCGAACGTACCGCTGCAAGAGGAGGGTGGCCTCCGCCCATTTCGCGGAACGCTCATCGGCATCGCCGAAAAGTCCATCCGTCCGGGCCCTGTTCAGCCGCTGGAGCGCGACCTTCGCCTGTTCGCCTTTCAGCGGATCCTCTTCCTGTCTGCGGTCCAGGAGATTGTTTAACGTGCGGGCGGTTTCGGGCTTGATCCGCCCCTCGTGCATGGCGTCGAGGATGGTCTGCCGGGTTTCCTGCTCCTCGTCGGGTGTCGCTTCTATTACCTGCCCGGTAAGGTCGGCCTCCGCTTCGCGGGCTTCCTCTTTCTTCCGTTCCTTCTCGGCCTTCTCCTCTTCTGTCTCCGTCGCTTTGAGTTCCTTGTCGATCTCCTTCTCTTGCTTGGCGATGAAGTCCAGCCACTGCTGCTTTTCTTTCGCCGAGAGGTTGCTATTCAGGACATCGGATGGCAGGAGCATATCGGCTGCTCCCTTTGCCACGAACAGGTTTCGAGTTTTCTCCCGCGCGGCTTCGAGTTCCGCCTTTGCTCGGGCCCGCTCTTGTTTCTCTGCGAGGCGGCGGGAGTCATCGGCCGCTTTCAGCGCTTTTCGCGCATCTTTTTCTGCATCCCTTTGCTCCCCGTCGTCGAGGTAGTCGTCGAGGCTCCCCGACTCGATCAGTGCAATCGCCGCCTCCGGGTCGTTCTCGACCATTCCCTCGAGATACGCGAGAGCGAGTGCGGACTCTCCCTCCACTAGGGCATCCTCTTTCTCCTCTGCGGTCAGTCGGGGATCCCGGGCGATGATGTCGTCGTATCCCGCCATGATTTCGTCGAGGGTGCCGGCGCCGTTGCGGGCGGCTTTCTCAGCGCTCTCGAACGCCTGCACGCGGGTGTCCGCTGCGGCCTGGTCCCGTTCGCGGGCCTCATGCGGGAAGAGCGCCCCACGAAGGCGGAGGGTCGTCTTGTCGATATGGGCCTCGAGATCCCGCCGCATTTGGAGATCGTCGAGCCCGGTGAGGTGTTGCTCTCGAGTGAGGGCTTCCCATTCGTCGACAGCCTCCATCGTCCCGAAAGCTTCAACTCCGCGGATCTCCGTACGATCCTGCTGGAGTTGCAGGGCAGACTCGTTGATCTGGTTGCCGAGGCGCACAGTCGAGTAGTGGCGCTCTTCCTCCTCGAGGAGGGCTGCGGCCCGCTGCCGCTCTTCTTCTTCGCGCGCCTCTACACGTTGGATTCGTACGGCCGTCTCTCCCGCAATGCCCGCCGTGTCGGCCACCGCCTCCGCAACCCTCCCGGCACCGCGGGCCTCTACTCCTCCAGCGGTTCCGGGGATCGTCTGCGTTCTCTGGTAGCGGGGAATTCTCGGCATGGTTCCCTCTGATTACGGCGCGGTCCGGTACTGACCGTATCCCTGCAAGAGGGTCCCACCGGCCCGAACCAGCCCGGACTGGAACGCTGCCTGCCCCTCCCGGCGACGGAGTTGGCCACGGTTCCGCATCGATCGCTCTGCGACCTGCCCCCCATAGCGAATGGCCTGTGCGTCCATCTCGCCCCGGGCGACGGTTTCCTGGAGCGCGAGACTGGGGCTCCCCTGTTGCGTGACACCCGACGCCCCGTAGAGCGCCCGCTGCCGGCTCAGAAGGCTACGCACCCGCTCTCGGTGGGCCGTCTCGTCGTACTTGGCCTTTTGGCGCGCGGCCCGGCCTTCTTCCTTCAGGATCTTTTCGTTGTACTTCCCCTGTTGCTGTTGTTGGTATCCGGCATAGGCCGTGGCTGCGGCCGACACCACGGAGCCGATCAAGATTGCTACCGCTGGTGCTGCTCCCATCTCACGCCTCCATGACCGCGAAGTGAACCGTGTCGGATCCCTGTTCGAAAACGTCGAGGCAGCGGAAGCCGAAAAGTTGTGCGAATCGCTGCATCTTCTCGCCGTTTTCTCCCGTGGCAGGGACCAGTTGGCGGATTCCCTTCTCCCGGAGAACCGCACGGATATCGCCGAACATCTCTCGGTAGAGGGCAAGATACCGGAGGTTCCACCGATAGACCTCGCAGTGCAGCACCGCGGCGTCATCGTAGGGGTGGACTACAAGCACACACGCGAACTCCTCACCCTCCACTGCGCAGAAAAAGATGCGGTCGTCCTCTTCGTGCATCCACAGGTCGACCTCAAGCCTATGATCTTCCGGTTCACGGACGCTAGACGTCGACATCCGCCATCACCGCCAAAACCGTCAACGGAAGCGGCATCGTCTGCCGGATCATGGGCCGGGCGTCCTGCTCCCATCCGCCGTCGTACCCCATCTCGAGGTCCCCCGTGTAGAGCGGATATGGCCCCCCCATGACCAGGGACTGCTCCCGGTCGCGCACGTCGTCGAGGTTGCTTTCATCCGGGCCCGCCCTGAACACTCCGGAAGACAGCACACGCACGGTCAGCTCGTCGATCTTCTTGCGCTCGCCCTGGAGCGTTCCGCCCGACCGAAGCGAGCCCTCGAGGCGCTGCAATTGGAGGGTGGCGTTGCTCCAGAGGCCCACATGGACCACGGTCGCGGAGATCGGCAGCGTGATCTGTCCACTGGAAACGGTCTGGCCGGTCAGCACGGCGCCGTTGACCAAGCAGGTCACCGCCTCCCCTTCCAGGTGGTCGAGGCCCGTGATCGTTGTCGTCGCGGCGCCGTTGTAGGTGATTCCCGAATCGAGAAAGAATGCGTTCAGACCGAGATTCTCGGCGTACGTTGCCGGATCGTCGCGGAAGACCTGCTCCAGCATCTCGACGTAGCGGACCACGCTGCCATTGACGGTCCGATTGACGACTGCCCAGACCTCGTCGTAACCGTCGCCGGGGATGACCGCCAGGCTCTCGATCGTGCCCTTCGAGAATTCGCTCCAGCCGATCACGTCCTGATCGCGTAGATAGCTGAGAGCGACCAGGGTCCCGTCCACCAGCCGGCCCCAGACAATCGAGAAGGGCTCCTCCTGGTAGGCGATCTCCGCAAGGCCCCCGAGGGTGATGTCCTCGGCGAGGAGCGTGAGATCCGGGGCCCGGTAGCCGTCATCGGCGAGGTGGTAGACGAATTCGCGGATCTTGCGCGCGGCGCGCTGGACGAAGAGCGTGGCGCTGTCGATCGTCACGGGGAGGATATCCGCGCTCCCGCGGCTGCTCTCTTCCTTCGCGTCGACGTTCAACGGCGTCAGAGGGTCCCCCGTGTCCTCCGGCCCCAGCCGCCAGATACCCGAGGCGGTTCCGATCACGAGATACTCGCGGGGTTCGATCCAGCGAATGACCTGGACCTTGCGGGAGTTCAACGTGAACGCGAAGGAGTCCGCGTCATCGATCCCGGGGGTAAAGTTCTCGTAGTCCCCGACCACGGAACCCCACACGGTTTCGGGGAAAGCCGTCGATCCCGCGAGCACCAGCCGATCCTCGAAGAATGTCCCCGAGGACGGAAAGCCGTTTGTTGCGCTCCAGACGGCGTCCTCGAGCGTCCAGGCCGTGGCCGCGTCGATCGAAACCAATTCCTTGACGACCTCGCCACTGACGACGGTCGTGGACGTGTAGGACGTGATCCGGACGAGACCGGAGTTGATCCGTACGTATTTCCCGACGTCGGTCGTCCGCCAGATGTCCTTGTCCCCGGAGATGGTCGATCGTTGCAGGAAGTCGTTGTCCGGGTCCAAGACCGTGCTCTTGTCATCGGGGTCCGCGCCGTCCGACAACCGTACGTAGATCGTGTTGTAGCCGAGGGTGTCGTTGTCGCCCCAACCCCACTGCACAACCCCCAGGCTTCCGAGGGTTCCCGTTGCGGCCTGAACGTCGTCGATGTAGACGTTGCTGGGTTCCGTCGCGGTATAACCCGGGGCCGTATTCTCCAGATAGTACTCATTGGTCCCCGACGCGCTGACCGTCCAATAATCCTGATCCTGGCCGAGGAGGGCGGCGAAGGCCTCGGATTCATCCGAGCCCGTGAGGGTAATGATCTTGCCCACGGGGCCCACGGCACTCGCAGTCAGCGTCCCGTCCGGACTCCCGAGCATCGACCAACTGCCGGCGGCGATCGGGTCCGTGCTCGCAAAGTCGTCGATGATGTCCGCCTGGACTTGCGTCGTGGAGAGAAATGCGACGATGGACGCTCGGCCGACACCCGAGGTCAAAAGCCGGCCGACGTCGCCCGAGAGGAAGACCGCCGATCCGGCGGTGAACGTCACGGCCGTCCCGCTAACGGCCGCGGGCGTCAGGGTCGCAGCCGGCTGGAGCCCTTGTTCGCTGATGGCCGGAGGCCGGAAATTGATGATTGAGAGCGTCCAGGACGTATGACCGGTCCGGCTGAGTTTCCGCGGTTCGTGGTCCTCGTGGAAGAGGTAGAGGACGTCCGCGGATTGCGTCCACTTCAGAGCCGCGAGGTCCGCCGCGGCATAGGGTGAAACGATCTCGTAGGGACTGCCGCCGTCCAGGATCTGGGCCTGGTCCCGATAGAAACGAATGTAGAGGTCCCCGAACTCGAGGATGTAGGCCTGGGTGACCGAGAACTCGAAAGGGATGAGGCGGGATACCGAGGCGTTCGTCTTCGTCCCGGCGATGTACCGCAGCCCCGGGCAGAGATGGGCGGGACCCCGAGGATCGAGCAGGAATCCCTCGCAGCGGAAGAGCGCGCTGTCGTACTTCTCGAGATCCACACGCCCCTCGAGGAGCGGGCTCCATTGCCCGGCGTTGAACGACGTCTGAATCGGCTTCATCGAGCCTGCCAGGAGAAGTTGCCCTCGTCCATGGGCTGGCTGTCCCGATGCCGACGTTTGTTCCCTTCGAAGGCGTTGAGCCTCATGGCCGCGGGCAAAACGACTTTATCCAGCTCATCGAGGAGTTCTCGGCGCATCGTTTTGGATTTGGCGAGATAGACCGCCAGCTCGGCGGCGAGACGTGTGGCGACGCAGTTGACGAAAGCCGGGTTGAACTTGCCGGTTTCGGTCACGCGGAAGATGTACCGGATCCAGACATCCTCTTCCCGATTCGTCAGGAGCTTGTCGTCCTCCACCTCCCATAGATCCTCGGGGATGACGTGCGTCTTGTCCAGTTGGCCTTCGGAAAGCCAGACGCGCGACGAGGTCGTGTCCAGGTTCGGGTCGAACAGCTCCCAGACGCGCAGGCAACTTGGGGGCAGTTGATAGGCGAACTCGTAACCGAAGACCGGTGCCGTAACGATGGCGCCCGTAATGTCCACCCGCCGCATCGCGAAGTTCCAGGGATGGCTGTACATGATCTCGTCGCGCATCAACGGATAGAGAACCTTGCACGCCCGGCCCTCCTTGGTGTCGTCGTCTATGGACGAGATGAGCTTGTCGCCGTACTTCATCAGGGCCAGGTTGCAGATCTCGGGTTCGCTCGCCATCACCTACCTCGTCCGGTTGTCCCGGGGCCATGTGTGCTCGCCCAATATTTCTTGGCCTGACGATACCGGGCACGCCCCGGGCCAGCATATGCTGGGCTTCCCGCCTCATACGCCGGCGCACGGACCTCCACTCGGAATTGCCCGCGCAAAGCCCTGGCTCGTTTCCCGCTCATCAGCCACCCACCTCCTTCTTGGCCCTGGTCAGTTCCTGTCGGGTCCGCGCCAGGCTCCACCGTCGGTCATAGGCCTTGCCGATCGCGTCGAATTCGGCCCACAACTCCTCCAGTTCCTTCTCGACCTCGGGATTCCTTTCGGCTTTAGCTTGCTGCCGCAATCCCGTGGACCGTGCGGATTTGGCCTTCGAACTGGGTGGTCCCGGAGTCCCCGGGTCCTCTTCGAAGATCTGCGCAGCGACCTGGTCGGCTGGCTCGCAGTGGTTCAGTAAACCAGACAGCCAACGGCCGGTCTCCGGGTTGCGCCCGCGGTCCCGTTCCTCCCGGAACTCATCTGCGGGCACCGTGATCGTCGCGTCCTCCGGCTCCTCGCCGGCGCGGATGAAGTGTCCCGCGTGTTGGAACGTGCGGAGGACAAAAAGAGTGGCGTTCATGGTTACTCCTTCCGATAGGTGTTGGGAAAGCGCTTGCGGGCCTGCTTCTCCCGGTACATGCCGTGGCATTTGGCCGCGGCGTGGCTTTGATTCTTTGCGGTGCCCTCACGGAGCACATAAGGAATTCAGCGGCTGACGAAGTCGTCTTCGCTCTCGCTCTTGGTCGGCCTCGGCATGATCGCCTCCCCAGAGGGGGCCCGGAGGCCCCCTCCTTTCTACCCCTCCCGGGGTTCGTCCCGCTTACAGTGCGCCGTGCTCGCCGCCCTGCTGGATCGGTCCGCCAATCCAACTGGTGAGTCCGGCAGCGGTCATGTTCGCAGTGGCGACAGCGACGTTCCCCTCGAGGTAGGGATTGATCGTCCCCTGGGGAAGCGCGATCGAGAACAGTTGCGTGCCGTCGGGCAGGCCCGAAGCCCCGAGGGTGATCACCGGGACCGTGATCAGAATGGCCCCGCCGGCGACTGCTCCCGTTGCGGTGTGATGATAGAGGGTGATCGTCACCACCGCACCGCTCCCGGCCCATGCGGTGTCCTCCACCACTCCGTTCCAAAACAGTCGGCCACTGGTGCCGGGGCGATCGCTGCGGCTGGTCCCGGTGTGATCGTTGACCGCCGGGATGTAGACTTCGTTCGTGGTATCCGTGCTGGCGCCGGAATTCGCACTGACATCCTGCGATTCCGCGAGCAGCAATTGGGCGTCCATGATCGGCATGTGTTGTCTCCTTCTATTGTGCCGTGTTCAATACGTTGAGCGCTCGGCGGCGAATGGATTAGCTGATCGCGCTCTCCGTGTTCAGCAAGATCTCGCGATCAAACCGGCGCACCGGGGTCCCCTGGAACGCCAGCGGCGGCTGACCGGACAGGGCGAAGGACGAGTCCATGTAGTAGTTGATGTTGTTCTTGTCCTTTGCCCGGATCTGCATCTGCGTGAGAACCGTCTCGTTGCAGTAGATCCTCGTTCCGGGGCCCGTCTCCATGTTGTTGATCAGGGTGATCAGGTTGTCCTCGTCGAAGGTATTGCTCGTGCCAGCGGACTCGATATTCGCAAGTCGCCCGATCGCCCGAGGATGCCTGACCACCATCCCCACCCGAATGCAGAAATGGTCTCGGTAGACCTCGATCAAACCGTTGGTCGTCTCCGAGGTGACCTGCCCCTTGTCGACATGACGCACGCCCATCTCGGCGGCCATATTTTTCGGGTAGATCAGGTGCGCCCACTCCGGGCCCCAGGTGACCACGAAAATGGACGTGACGTCGCTCCCAGTGCCTCCCTCGCCGATCACGAAACGGCCGTCCAGGGTGCCCATGCGGGCCGCCAGACCGTGCATGGAGTCGGGATCCGCGTTGGCGTCGGCGTAGAGGATGTCCGAGGCGATCGTCTGCCCCAGGCCCTCGATGAAGGCGTCGACCTCCTGGGAACGGAACATGGCCGCGCTCGGCATCGAATCCACCAGGGCGGCATCGACGTCGCAGTAGTCCTCCAACTGCTCGATGACGTCCATGATCTCGGTGGTCCTGCTCACGGATTGACTGACACGCTGATTCAATTTGCGCCTGGATCCCGTGGGCAGGGTGCCCCGGCGGGTGGTCTTGTTCGTCCAGACGTCGTTCGAGGGAATCCACGGGGCTTCCTGCAGGATGCCCCCCATTCGACGGTTCAGGACCTCGACAATCTTGGCCTGGTCGCCGTCGGGATCGATCCTTTTGGCCTGTTCGACCAGGCTGTATTGACTCGTAAGGGTCGCCATCTATGTCTCTCCTTTAGCCGTCATTCCATTTTGTGTTGGGGAAGCGTTTTTTGGCTTGGGCGTCTGCCGACTGGATCGCGTCGAGGGAGTGCGAGCGGTCCCCGGTCATCGTGTCATCCGAGATCGCCGCACCGACTGCCGCGAATAGCTTCAGGAATCGCGGATGGTCTCCGATTGCGATGCCGTCCACCGTTTTGGCGAGGAACTCTCCCGCTGCTTCCTTGTCGCCGTTGTCGAACCTCTCGAACGCTCGGCGGGCGCGTTCCGAGTTCTCCGCGAACGCGTCCCCCTTCCAGTCTTCGGACTTGAGCTTGTTGACCTCCGCTTCCGTCTTCTGCTGCTGCTCTTCTGCGCCCGCTTTCACCGTGGACCAGTACCACGCGTGAAGGCCGGCGGCCTGTTCCTGAGAGAGACCGTGCTTGAACCCGATCTCCTTGAACGCCCCCTCGACCGCTTCGTCGTAAGGGATGCCATCCGGCAACTCCGGTTTCGTGAAGTCGTACTGCTCCGCGGCTTCCGGGCGCCCGAGCCGCTGGTAGAACGCGGCCCGGTCCTCGTCGGTGGCATCGTCGCCCGGTATCGACAGCGAATCCCTGGACCTGTCCGAGAGCTCGGCGAATCCGGTGTAGATGTCCGTCAGGGACTCCGCACCTTTGATCGCCTCGTGCTCACGCAGGTTTTCGGGAATGCTGCTCAACCATCCACGATCCTCACCACCACCAGCGTCCCCGCCTTCGCCCGCTAAGTCGGTCCCGGCTTCGTCAGACATGGTCTTTCTCCTGAATCGATGGTTTCCGGTTTCATGTCAGAATGTTACTGTCGGTCGCCGATCTGGACATGGACTGATCGGCCAAATGCAAAACACGAACGAGATGCGGCTTTAACTGTTGGAGTGCGGCCCGTAGTTGGGGCGAGAGCACGCCATCCGCCGCCCAATACCGCAGTTCCGATCCCTCCACCCACATTTCCACCGCCAGGTGCTGCTGGGTTGGGTGGACCAAGACCATTCGTGGCTTTATCACTCCGTGCCTCCCCTGCTAACTGGCTGTCGCATGGCGGCTTCGAGAAACGCGTGCAGACTCCCTGCCGCGACCTCTCCGCCGGCCAGGATCGACACCAGGCGGAGTCCGTAGTTCTTGAGCGCTACATCCTCCGCGCCGTCGCTGATCTGCTGGAATACGCCGAGATCCCAGAGCATGTGCCCCAGGACATCGAGGCCCGAGCGGGAGGAGAAGACCGTGCGATACTGCCCGATCAGCGTCTCGTCGGGAAACGTATCAAGCCGGTGCATTCACTTGTCCCATGATCGAGTCGACCAGGGTGCCCTCCCTGTCGAGGGCCGCCACGTCCTTGCCGGCCGCCGCCAGGCGCTCCAGGTCCTGCTTCTGCTGCTCTGCCTGCATGGCCTGGGCCTTCTGCTCGCGGAATCGCTGCACGTCGCGCATTGGCCGCAGGGCTTCCGCCGGCATGTTGATGTTCTCGGCGATCTCCCGCACGGCGGCGTCGAGGTCGAAGTTCTCCAGGACTCCCGGCTGGATCTCCGCTACCGGGCCGATTTGGACCATGAACTTGGTAACCCAATCCCGGCTGAATCGCTCCCGCTGCGCCTGCGCAAGGGGACCGAGGTAGACCGGATCGAAGCGAAGGTTAGGATCCAGATCCGCCAACTCCAGCAGGATGTCCGGTGGCCCCGGGAGGCGCCCCGCCTCGTCCTCAATGGAATAGACCTGGTCGAGGATCTTGTCGAGCTCCGAGTTCAGTGGGCCGAGTTCCGCGCCGAGGATCGCGGCCTTCTCCGCGGTTAACTCGATGACCTCGGTGGCCGTACGCTGCCCACCCTGGTTCGCGAGCTGGGTCAGGAGAAGGAACGTATCGACGTGGAACCGCTCCCGAATGGACTGCTGCTTGGCCTGCTCGCGGTCGAGACCAATCGGAAATCCACGGGGATCATTCACTGCGGTGATGTTGTCGCCGCTGCGAACGTAGTTGAGGCCGCGGGGCTTGAGCTGGACCTTCCCCTCAAGGTACTCGGGCACGTTGTAGGCCGGGTCTACGGCGAGCTGGGCCGCTCCCAGGAGGGTCTTCCCCATGACCTGCAGGCCCTTGATGTCGGACATGGCCAAGTGTGCAGGGCTCCTCCCGTAGGCGTCCTTCCCGCTTCTCATGTACCTCCAGACGGAGTAAGGGAATCGGTCGAAGCCTGAAACACCGAGGAGGGCGTTGCCCTTCGATAGGAGCCAACAGGACGCGTACCTCTTGTTCGCGGCATCCATCTTCGAGTCGTTGTAGTCCTCCCGCGGGTAGATCGCGTGGAGGACTTCATACTCCTGGAATGGCTGATGTTTCTCTACGTTGCGCACCTCTTCGGGGACGGCATCGCCGAAGCGCTGCACGATCTGGCGCGCGGTCAGCTTCCGTTTGCGGTGGTAAACATCGACCTCGCCGAACTTGTTCTCGGCGATGTACGCCTCTCCCGGATGCACGGCTTCAAAGACGATTCGTCCCTGGCCGAGATCCTCCTCGGGGAACAGAGAAGCCGTTCCCAGACTGAAGCCGTCGTAGATGTACGGCCACATTTCCCCGTAGAAATTGGAGCGGTTGAGCGCCCCATAGACCAACCACTCCAACTCCTGGAGCCACTCTCGGACCTCGGGGATCCGGTTCACGTCCTTCCGGTTCATCTCGTATCGGAACCAGGGGAACGCCGGTGAGACGTGATAGCCGTGGATGCCGTCCGTCGCGAGGACTGCCGCAGAGACTGCCGTACCGTCGTAGAGCTTGTCGCCTTGTTGCTGGCCCTTCGTATACGTGCCGCGGATGTCGTCGCGGTGCGGGCAGACGTAGTCGGCGACGTCCTGGAGTTGGTCGTCCCACTGCGTACGGTCGCTCTCCAGCTTCTTCTGGCGCGTCGTCACGAGCTTGATGACCGCCTCCTTCTGGGCGAGGCGGCCATCGTCCCGCCGGCGCTCTTCGTCAGGCATAGGGGGCTCCGTTGATCAATCAGCCTGGGTGCAGGTCGCCTTTGCGGTGGTCACCGTCGAGCCGGAGATATACCAGAGAACTCCATCGCTCTCGAGCTCCACCCAATCCCCGATGGCGTTCCCATCCACCAGGGTAATCGTGTCCTCCTGGGCACACGCAATGACGGCGCCGGCCACTTCCATCGAGCCATACACTAGGTTTTCCAGGGAATTCCCCGTGAGCACCGTGTAGTTGGCCGAGGCGGCCGCCGCTTTGATGACGAAGCGGAATACGCAGCCTGCCGAAACGGTGGAGATCGCGGGCAAAGTGCTCGCAAATTCTGTCGCCGAGTTCAGGTAGTAGGTGGTTCCGCACTCTGCGGCGGTGATCGTGTTGGCTGCGGTTACAATCTCCGTGGATACGAGCAAGGCCCCGGTGATCGTCGTCGCGCCTTCGAGCGTTACCGGCCCCTCGAAGGTGACTCTGTCGCCGAAATTGACGCCCAACGCTAGCGAGGTGCTGAGCGCAAACAGGATTGCGAGCACGAGAGTTCTGATTCGTTTCATGGCATTTCTCCTTTGGTTAGAGTTTCACATAGATACGCACGACTGCGGTTTTTGTGTCTCCCATGTTGGCACCCGTGACCGTGATGATGCCATCAACCCAGATTGGATTGTTGTTCGGGAGTGCGCACAATTCGCTATTGCTGGTGTGTCGGTCCGCGCCGGCGGCCGCGAGGATGTCCAACGCATCCTCGTCGACAATCGTCAGGTCCCAGTCTGCGGTTGGCGCGGCACTACCATCGGGATTCGTCACGACCTTCACGATCCAACCGGTAAGAGGAAAGGCCTGAGCGGCATCCCCCGACCCGTCGCTCGTGAGCGTTGCTACAGCGCGGAGACTGGCTCCTCCCGTCCCCCCAAGAGCTTTTGTGGACTGATAATCAATGCTCATTATCTGCTCCTTATTGCGTCAGGGTTTCTCCTTAATCATCGATCAGAACCAAATCAAAACCTGCCGCGATGGACGCCGCTGTTATTGCACCGGTCGCGATGGATACCCGCATTTCTATGTCTGTCCGGGCTGCGAAAACTTCTGGCTCTACGTAATCGTGCTTAATCGTCGAGCTTCCCTCTTCTGCTATCGCTGACAAGTGTCTTAGCTGAAAAACTTGCCCGGTAGGTCTGGCTCTCAACTCTATCGTATAATTTGCCGACCTGCTTGCTCCTCCGAGGGCGGCAAACCAATCTCGCATATATCCTGTTTTGCCGTCCGGGATCGTATAAATCGCCATTAACGTCTGGTTGTTTCCTGGCTGGATAACCGCTCTCACGTCTGCCGGCGTGTCTGGTACTCCCGCCGTTATGGCTCCGTTGACATAGCAGTAAACGTGCCCTGCGTTGTCTGTTGTGCCAACGTTTTTCATTCGAAAAACGCGCAAGAGGTCTGTGCTGAGCGCGACCCGTGTTTGTCCGCTCAATGTTCTTGTTTGCGTTACGACATCAAAGTTAACATCTAGTCCTAGTATTTCAATGTCTTGTGTGTCTCCTGCGTTCGAACTCGAGATGGAATCAATGTCGTCGGTGGACGAATACTGGTAAACCATCTGGTCTATGTTAGCGTCATCGGCTCCGTCCCATACAGCTACGACTCCGTCGCCGGTGTCGAAGTTTGGCGCCGCACCGAATTTATGGATGAACGTTGTCTTGGTTACGTTTCCGATGGCGATCGAAAGCCCACTGCTTTGGTCGCTGATCGAGAGATACCCGTCCTCGGTAACGGACACGTTCTTGATGACATTGGACGGGCTGATCCCCTGGAGCCTTGCGATTCTTTGTAGTGCCTTTGATATTCCGATCGTGCTCAGAGATACGGCGTCGGCTGTCGAGAACGTGATCGTGAGTCTACTGAATGTCGCTGGGGCGAACTGCGGAATGAGCAGCGTTTTATCCGTGGCGTCGGCGCTCTCGTCAATCAGCGTCGTGTCAATGGCGTCTGCGCCCTGCCCCACCCTTGCCACGATCTTCGTGTTGCTGACGTTCCCCGAGGCGGCGGAAAACCCGAGAATGTTCGTTTGGACTGGCCTTTTTAGCTCGACGACAATCGTTTTCGGGTTGGACGCCGTTGAATTAATAATGGTCGTGGTTCGGTCATTGAACAGGTCAATGGCAGTGCCGCCCGTGAACCCGCTTGAGCTGCTGTTGTCCTGGTCGATATCCGCTTCGAAGACCGAGTCCGATGAAATCGTCAGAGGATGCTGAGCGTTCAAATTTTTTAATGTTTGGCCGTCTCCCGAATCGATGGAGAGGACTGCCTTGGAAAGCTCCGCATCATCGTCGGTGGCGATGTTGTCCTGCACACGGTGGCTTGACGGCTTGATGTAGAACTGGTTCTTGATGGTTTGGAGCCTGAAGACCGATTGGGCTCCTCCCCCGTTCGTGTACACGATTCGGAACCACTGCGCGATCCGCTGAATGCTGTAGTTCTTTCCGGTTGCGGCCGGAACGGTGTACTCGTCCGTGTGGTCCCAGTTCGTCCCGTCTGACGACTGCTGAATCGATAGGCCATCCGTAGCGGATGCCACGTCGGAATACACTGAGATCTCGAGCACGCCCCAGTCCGTCATGTCCTCTGCCGTGCCGGTGAATACGCCAGGTGCTTCCACAGAAAACTGATCGAACTCGAATCCCGCTCCGTCAATATACGCGTTGCCTGTTGCGGGCGACGCGGAATCGACTGCCGACACGACCTCCTGCCCATCCAGGAACCCACTGATGGACGTCCCGGACATCCTGAGCTCAATTTCGACCACCTGTCCATTTGTCAGTTTCGTGAATGTATGGCTATCTAGTTGTCCCCCTCCACTCAAGATGAGTGAGCTGTCGGATATTCCATTCGTTAACTCTATGCTGTAACCGTTTTGCCCTCCCGAAACCCACCTGCCGGCGACTATTGCGGCATCAAAGTTCGTAGCCGTTGCAACGATCGTGGCCTTGACTGAGTAATCTGCGTTCTGTGGATCTGTGCTGTTATTGTATTGTGCGTTGGCTTCGAATCGGTTGTTCTGGATCGTATCGCCGACTGCGGGGCCACTCCAGGAGCCTGCGTCTCCTGTGTCTGGATCGTGATCCGGGAGTGCAGTCCCGTTCGCGTCCGTGAAGTTATCTAAAATAAAGACAACCCCGAGGGGTGTCGAACTGGAGTTGAGAGTGGAAATCTCGCCTTTGAGTTTTCGGAGCTCAGTCATAGGATGAACCAATCGCTACCATCAGGCTCAAGCCGCACACTTTCGGCCTCGCATTCAAGGGCAAAGCTCGCGGCACCGTCGACAGTCTCGCTGCCGGGGGTCGCAATCGTTACATGATTCACCGTCGAGTCGATTTTCTTGACGTAGTAGGGTCCGGAATTCGCTGGTGCCGGGAGTTCGATTGTGATCGGCCCCGCCGTCGCATCTGCAAGAATCGTCCGGTCGTCGGTCGTAATCGTGTAATTCGCGATGACGATACGTACTGTGAGGTGCCCATGGTCGATATCGGCTTTGTCGTCGAGCGACGGCTGAACAACGTCAAGAACGGCCTGCTCGCCTGGCGTCCCATGCGTGTGGTCCTCCAGGGCTAATCGCAAGGTTCGTCCACGACGCTCGTCCTGTCCGAAGTCCTGCTCTGTCGTGGGTGTGATTCGTTCTCGTCGGCTATTCATAATATGGGCAACCCGTGTATCTCCCAATACCAGATCCCCGAGGGCAGAGATGCTTCCACAGAAAACTGATCGAACTCGAATCCCGCTCCGTCAATATAGGCGTTTCCTGTTGCAGGCGATCCAGAGTCGGTTGCCGATACGACTAGCTGGCCGTCAAGGTACCCTTGGATCGATTCCCCAGCCATCCTGAGTTCAATTTCGACCACCTGTCCATTCGTAAGCCTAGTGAATGTATGAGTATCTAATTGCCCATCTCCGTACAAAATCAGCGAGCTATCGGCTACCCCATTCGTTAATTCCAAGATGTAACCGTTTTGCCCTCCCGAAGCCCATCGCCCGCCGACTACTGCGGCATCAAAGTTCGTAGCCGTTGCAACGATCGTGGCCTTGACCGAGTGATCTGCGTTCTGTGGATCTGTGCTGTTATTATATTGCGCATTGGCTTCGAACCGGTTGTTTTGGATCGTATCGCCGACAGATGGGCCGCTCCACGAGCCAGCGTCTCCTGTATCTGGATCGTGATCCGGGAGTGCAGTCCCGTTCGCGTCGGTGAAGTTGTCCAGAAGGACGACAGCCATTTATAGAATCACCTCGCGGGGATGGTTGTCAGCTCATCCAAAAAAACCCACCGGTTCCACCACCGCCGCCGTTACCGCCACCGGCCCCAGCCGGGCTAATGGGCCCTATCATGTTTGCTCCGCTTCCAACGTTCCGGAACCACGCCTCGAACGTCGGCAACGCTGCTTGCGGCGTGTTGTCGTAGGGTGTGCCTCCGACAAAACCTGGGTCGGTCGTATCAATCGCAACTCCCCCGATAAGAAACGTTCCATTTACCGCTCCGCTGGTGTTGTTGTAGGCATTACAATCAACCATGCTTGGCATGGCATTGGCCGTCATGGCGTTATTGTACCCATAACCACCGTTCCCTGCGGCGATACAGGCGGCGGCGATGTTTGAGGTACCGTAAACCCCAGACCAATAGAACCCGTGACTCGCCATACCTCGAGCCAGGCAGTGAAAGGTCGACGTAGACAGGGAATTGTCCACGTGGAACCCATAACCGGCCCCGCCTTCTGCTATACAGTGGGACGCCATTGACCAGTCATTTTGAAGCCAAAACGCTCCCTGTGTCCCGGCGGTGTTGATAGCGTCCTTGCTGTGACAGTACATTAGTTTGTTGTCACTGCCGTCCAGATGAACAGGTCCCAGCTCCTCAAAGTAGCATCTAACGATGTGGTTGTGTTGTGAAGCGGACGCTGCATTTAATGCCGTGGTTCTGGAGGTCCCGCTCCCATATCGAACGCCGCAGTTATAGAATAGACCATAATCGCCAATTAGGCTTATGTGCGGGTTCGTGTTGACCGTTGGATCTTTGAAGTCTAGATCTGCATACGTCCAATAATGATTATTTTGACCTACGTAATAACCACCAAGGGCGATTGCCGCCTTTGTGGCCCCCGTAGCGTCCCAGCTACCATCTGAAGACTTACAGCCGCGGATCATGGTTGGCGCGGCAAGTGCTCCTGCGGTCAGGTTCATGGCGGCCGGCAGAGAGTAGTCCCCGTCTGCAATCGCGGCAATGATGTCACTTGCGGCAACGGCCTTGTAGGCCCCCCCGACAATCGAAAGATCCGCCAATGTGTAGGGATCTCCGAACGTACCGCTTCCTGTCCCGTCCGATGCTGCGGACGAGATGTAATAGTCTGGGGATACTTCGGCCATTGCCTAGACCCTCGATTCTCCGTTTACGGCAACTGCGGTTATGGTGTTCAGCTTCGCGAACCCCGCCGCCTCGTAATCGGTCACAAGTTCAGTGAGCCGGTTGATG